TTCCTCGATATGGTCGGCCCGCTCCACCGCCGTTAGCTCGGCCCGATGCAGGTTCTCGGAGATCTCCCACATCCGGGCTTCGTCGGCGCTGCCTTCAAACATGAAGACGTCGATCGTCTCGTGACCAAGACGCTTGACAGCTTCGAGCCTGTGGCGACCTGTGACGAGGACGGGGCCATCGCCTTCGTCATTATCAGGCCAGCGGACAGTCGGAAGCGTTTTGAGACCGATCGACTTGATGCTGTCCATCAGTCTGACAACGGTATCCTCGTTGACAGGCCGGCGTGTTTCCTGGACGACAATGTTGAGCGGATGAAACCTGTCGATCCTCATCACACGACCTCGGGCAGGTCGGGGGACGCCTCCCAATCCAGCAATCGAAGCGGAGCTCTGTTGGGGTTTCTGAGCCAGGCGTTCCACGTAAGAATTAAACCCGCAGCCTTTTTAATCGTCAGGTTTCGGTAATTACCCGTGCTGGGCAGTTTTGCCACTCCCATGCGAAACCTTAGAATAGGGCTGTTCATTGAAAGATCTGCGCCCGTTTTCATTTTCATGGCAAACTCGTCAAGCTTCGAGGATCTCAGTGTTTCCGTTGATATCTTCCAATATGCTAATGCTGCTGGCGTTAGCCCGATGCCGACTAATTTCTGCTTGCGCATCGCATCTCCAAACCGTAAAGCCTCGGTCATTGCACTAGGGTCAACTGCATCCATATTGCAGATTGTTTGATATATCTCGTTGCGAGATGGTGAATACGCCGCTCCTTTTTTCGTGGTGATGTAAACAGAGGCGATAGATGCTCGCGCGACTGTATTGTCAAGACCCTTCATCCCAGCAATTTCAGCCGGTGTTCTTCCCGCAGTTAAGTCAAGAAACTCAAAGTGCGCGGGGTCGTCACCGAACCAAATCAACATCTTGGTGGGAATGCCCGACTCCTCGATCGCCTTCAGACGATGCTGCCCGTCAAGCAGCCGTCCGGTTTTTGCGAAAGTGATCCCTTGAGTAGTGTTCCTGAACTGGCCTTTCTGGATTTCACGAATAATGCGAGCCACGCTCAAACTGTTGAGGCGACGGTTGTCTTTGTTATGTTTCAACATCTCATGAGCCATACCCGGCGAAATCAAGATGTTCACGTTGAAACGCTCGCGTTTCCCCCGTGCAAACCAATCCTTTAGCTGATTGACTTCCTTTGGCGTTGCAATGGCGTTTTCGACATTGTCAGAAAAACGCATTTGCTTTTGTTCATCCATGAACGTCATTTTTCCATTCCTTCATACATTCCCCCGACGGACCATCCGCCGGGGGGCTTCCACCGCTCGCTCAAACGAACGGAATGTCGTCGACCTCGTATTCCTCGAACTCGTCCACACTGGCCTGGCTGCCACCACCGCCAAAGCTCTCTCCGTCGGCGAAGAACTGGATGCCACGGAGCTGCGCGTTGACGCGCTGGCCATACTGGTTGTCCTGCACCCAGAGCTCGACGCTGGCGTTGACGTAGCAGCCGGCGTAGGGGCGACCGCTACGGGCGGACAGCGGTGTGCGGTCACGATCAACGACCATCGGCGGGCGGTTCTCGGGGGTCGATGCGGAAATGTAGAACTTGCCGTCGAACCCGTCATACCGAGACTTGGTGTCCCCATCGTGCAGTGCCATGCGGTCCTGCTTCTCCAGTCCCTTCAGGATCTGGCCCGCCTTCTCCCGCCACTTGTCACGGGCAACGGCGAGCTGCCGCGTGCGGATTTCCTCGATCTGCGGGTCGTCGGCGTCGAGGATCAGCGTCGCGGAGAAGCGGGGCTTGCCCTCGCCGTTCACACTGGACGGCTCAAACAGGTTGGGAAAAGCGAGGCGCACGTTCTTCAGAAGGATGCGACCGATCGGTTGGTTGGTTTTGTCCATAGTCTTGCTCCTGGTTAAACAGCGATGAAATCATCCGCCACCGACCGGACGTCGAGGGCGGGTCGTGAGTCAGTCTCGGGGGCAACATGCGGCTTGCCCTCGGCCTGGGTGACCAGCTTCTGCAGGGCTTCCCATTGGTCCGGGTCCAGCGCGCCAGTCTTCACCAGCTTCTGCGCGCTGGTCGGGCTGATCAGCTTCATGTCGTATATCTGGGCAGGCGTCAGGCAGTAGCGTTGCATCAGATCTTCCGCCGCGTAGGCGTCGGACCACTGCCGTGCGCCCTTTTTCCCGGCCACCAGCTTCCAGCCGGGCACGGTCTCCCCTTCCAGCAGCAGGCGCTCGGCCTCGGCGCGGACGGCCCGGCACCACTCCTCGATCAGGTCGACGCGAGACAGCGCCGCGGCGATCCAGTCCGCGCCGAAGCTGGTCACCGGCTCGAGTTGCTCAAACTCATCCGGCGTTGCCGGCGATCGATCGGCAACTGTCAGCGCGACGGTGTTCCGCAGCGCCGGGCATGTGGCCTTCGCCAGGCAGAACCGACAGCCCGTCTCGGTTGGACGCAGATAGGCAGATGCCCATCGCTCCTCGTCCTGGCCGAAGCCGGTGCGCCAGGCCGCTGTGCATTCCGCCACCGCCGCCCGCGCCTCCGTGCGGCCCCATTGCTCAAGGTCGGACACGTTGCAATCCCACTCCGACGCGGCGGAGCGGATGCGTGGCTGGTGGATGGCCAGGCGCACCCGGCGGAAATCACCAGCCACACCGTCAAGAGCTTGTAGCGCGCCCAAGGCGTAAAGAGATATCTGCGGGTTGTTTTCCGCCGAGACCTCGACGCCTCGGCCGTACTTAAAGTCGACGACGGCGATCTCCTCGTCGCGCACGACGATCACGTCCGCCGTGCCCCACGCATCCTCACGATCGACATCCAGGTAGCTGGAGTAATTCACCTTCAGCTCGGTGAACAGCGCGCCGTCGATGCCGCGCAGATCCTGCACGTAGTCGACGCAAGTCTGCACGTGGCCAGCCATCTCGTCGTCGACCTCGAAGCTGTAGTCCTCCACCATGATGATGCGCCCAATGTAGGCCGCCGCCGGCAGATCCTCGGTCAGCGCCCAGGTCAACACCTGATGGGCGGCGGTGCCCTCGGCGGCGTATTTGCTGGACCGGCTTTCGAGGCCGGCCTCCATGACCAGCTTGCCGGGGCAGGCCATCAGGCTCTCAAACCTAGACGCCGACCACAGGCTATGCGAGGGGGTGCTCATGCGCTGGCCTCCAGTTCGGCCAGCATCTCGGTGGCGCGAGCCAGCGCCTCCGGCCATTTCGCCTGCGGCAGATCCTGGAACTTCTCAACGCCGAACTCGGTGGCGATCGACAGCGCCCTCTCGCGATCCTTGGTAGCAAGGCGCATGACGGCCTGCTTCAGGGTCGCGTAGTCAAACGGCGCGAGCGCATCGCCCTGGGCTGGGTCCGCCTTGCGCTTGGCAGTAGGCCGGGAAGGGGCAGCCACCGGCGCGGGAGCAGGCGTCGGTGCCGGCATCGCCGCCGCCTGTGACTCGTTTCCCGCGTCGATCCACGGCGGGGGCACAGAGGCGAGGAGGTTCTCAGGAATTTCCAGGAGCGCCTTGCGGGCGGCCTCCAGGCTGGCGAATTGCAGGGTGATTGAGATCATGTGCGTGCTCCCTAGCTTTTGCTACAGGCGCACGATAGCACGTGCTACAGCCAACCTGTCAACAACAAAAAAGCCCCCGGCTTTTGGCCGGGGGCAGTTTCAGGGAGACAACACATCGCGTCCTGACTGGTAGGTCAGATCCTCAAGATAAGATGCTCCAGCAAATTGATCAACACCAAAGTGCTGACGACCAGGATCAGGATGCGGTTGACCCGGATCGACCGGCGGATGTCGTCCAGCGGATCGTCCCACAGTCCGCCGTGCTCGATCAGATACTGAATGCGCTGCTTGATGTCCTCGTTCATCCCACGCCTCCTTCGCGCAGTAGGCTGACCAGTCTCTTGATATATGCCTCGTCCACGACCCCGGTCAGCCGCGCGTGCTCGTAGGCGAGCTGCGCGAGGGTGGCGTAAGTCTCCGGCGGCGGTCTGAGACCCGCGTCACGAATCACGCTCGCCACCGCCCGGACGCATTCGGCCAGCCCCTGGTCGTCCAGCGGGCGGCCCCCGCCGACCTGCTCCTGATCCAACCAGCCGACCGGCAGGCGCACCCGCGCCTCGATCTCCCGCGCCACCTTCTCGCTGACGTCCCGCGACGGATGCGGTCCGGCAAGCTGCGCCAGGTAACTGCCGTTCGCATGGCCCAGCTTGCGGGCCAGACTGGTCGGCCCGCCCCACTGGCTGATCAGCGTGCGCAGGTTGTCGCGGCGGATGTCATAGACGTTGCGCATGCGGATCAGGATACAAGGATGTAGCCAACTGTGCAAATTCTGTAGTATTTGCTAAATTGACATAGCGAGGACGCAATGAAGACGATCACACCGATGCGCGCCTGGATGCGAGCCGCCACTCACGACGAGCGGGATTACCTGGCCGAGAAGCTCGGCACCAGCGTCGGCATGCTGCAGCAATACGCCGGTGGACACCGTCAACCCTCCGCCGCCGTCGCCGGCGAGATCGAGCGCATCACCACCGAGATGCACGAGTGGAGCGTGGGCCGGCTGCCCAGGGTCGTGCGAACCGACGTCAACCAAGCCTGCCGGCTCTGCCCCTACGCGCAGAAAGCCCTGGGCGATCGGGCGGTGGTGTCCGACTTTCCCATCGTCGACTGCACGCCAGCGGTCCAGTGATCACCGTCCTCCTCGTCGGCACGAAGATCAGGTTGCCGACGGGCAACGTGATCATGCTACTGCGGCGCGACGGCAAGGACTGGCTTTGCGTCTATCAACCCGGCAGCACCGCCCGCGGCGAGGTCCACTTCTCCGGCGGGTTCCTGCGTAAGTTCGGAGAGAGAATAAAATGACAGGGGGCACCGTGCAAAGGATCTCCGCGCACCTTAACGCCATGCAGGCGCCAGCGGCGTTGCGCGATCTGCCAGGCTGGCTTCTCTGGCGCGAGGAGCCCAACCCCGGCCAGCCTAAGCCCCGCAAAGTCCCATACTATATAGACGGCACCCGCCGGCATGGCGTCCAGGGTCGGCCCGACGACGCGCTGAAGCTGGTCACCTTCGAGCAGGCCAAGGCCGCGGCCATCCGCCGGGGCTTCGGCGGCCTGGGCTTCGCGCTGCTGCGCCAGTTCGGCATCACCGGCTGGGACGCCGACAACTGCATCGACAATGACGGCAACCTTGATCCCCGCATCGCCAACCTGTTCTCCGACACCTACGTCGAGGTCAGCCCCAGCGGTCACGGCGTCCACGCCTTCTACAAGGGCTTCCTGCCGAACGCGAAGGACCTGGCCGGCGACTTCCCCATCGAGGTGTTCAGCTCCTCCGGCTACCTCACCTTCACGGGGCAGCACCTGCTCGGCAGCGAGGACGATGCGATCGACCTCTCCCAGCCCGTGCTGGATCTTTACCAGGCGCGCTTCGGTCACCGCACCGCGCCATCCGCCTCGCCAGTTCACGTCAGCCTCGAGCACCACGAGATCCTGCAGGCCCTCGCCGCCATCCCCCCGGAGGTCGGCTACCAGGAGTGGATCAGCGTCGGCATGGCCATCCACAACGCCACCGACGGCAAGGGCTTCGACCTGTGGGACGAGTGGTCCGCCCGAGCCTCCGGCAACGTCTACCCCGGCACCGGCACGCTGAAGGGCCACTGGCGCAGCT